GTCTCTGTGAACTGCTTCACTTCCTTCTACGGTGAAATAAGGGGTAACTAAGTATCGGCTGAACTCGTCAACCCATGCTTGAGTTACTTCCCTTACTTCTCCGCGTGTAAAGTCCGGGCTATACGCATCAGGGCTTCTTCTATAGAAAGAAGGGCCATTATATCGTACAGTCGGCATACTTTATCCACCTTATTCTACAATCATCCAGCATGTAACTAATGCATCAGATGTGGATGTAACCTTGAAAGTAGCAACACCAGCACTGCTGATTGCTTGTTTTAATGTTACACCTGCTGCTGCTGTAGAATTGTCTCCAATTATTACAGCCTTAATTTTTGTAGCGTCCCCACTTAGAGTAAGGGTTTCATCATTAGCAAGTGCTGTAGTGAATCTACCGCATACTAACTTTGCACCACCTGTTGCGTTTGTTGTGTTACTGTTTTTTGCTTGGAATCCGTCAAGAGAGCCGGGATATGAATCCGCTGCTGCTCCGCCGTCTAACCATGCTGTGTCGTCTACTGATGTTCCTGCGTATAAGTCCAGAGCGAAATCCTCTGTAAATACCGCACTCGCGCTTGTTGTATATGTAATTGCCATATTTCATCATCTCCTGTTTATTGTAGGTCCCTCACACTACCATGAGCACCAAAGAAAGTAGTCCATACTTCACCCATGGTTCGGTATAGTCCTTCTTGGCCCAGTCTGTTAATTGCGAATGGGTCACCTGTTTCGATACCACTCTCATATGTACTAAAGTAAACGTAGTCTGTATCTAAGAAGTACATTCTACTGATTCCGTCTTTAGGTACATCCTTGGAAGGAATGATTGGTACACCGTTGTATGTTGCAACAATGAAACCAGCCTCGATTCCCGGTACACCCTTTACTCCGTTGTAAGTAGGTGTAACTCTCTTCTCTTCCATGAATCTCTGTTGTGACTGCAATAGTTGTTGTAGTCTCATTAGAGTATCATATCCAGTTAGAATAACTTTCGGATTTCCTCCACGTTCCCAGATGTTCTGGAAAAGTGTATCTAATTGGTCCAAAGAAAGGTTCCTGTTAGCACTGCTTGCGTCTGCGTTATCTTCAGCAAAAGCCCAAGTGTTAGCACTTCGGTCAATTGAGTAAATATCTTCGTCACCAGCATCGTAGTGAGTACCAGCAGCCATTTGGTTGTTACCGACAGTAATTCTATCCAAAGACTCGAAGTTGTTAGCAGCAACGGTAGAAGCATCTGTTAGAAGCATCTTGTTTACCATTTCTGCGTGGTGCTTACCCATCTCTTCTTTCATTACTGAACGAATGTCACCAAGACCGTCATCCTTGTCTGCAAGGAAGATTGCTGTCTCAGACATATCGAATGTGTGAGCAATGGTCTTTGGCTTTGCTGCAACATGCTGGAAAGTAGGCTTTACAGTCTCAGGTAGTGTTGCGTTTTCTGCAACTCCACCGTGTAGAGCACCGCCGTTAGGCTTTCCAGTAATTACACGCCATCCAGAACGGTCCCAAGGTCTCTTTGGTAGAATAGAGAACGCATTGAACTCTTGGTTCAGTTGCGACCATACTTTTCTACCATAGATTGCTTGGTAAGTACCAGCGGTTGTGGATAGCATTGGGCTATCCGATTTCAGTAGTTCGCTACCAGAGTATGAGTAACCCATTGAGTTACCTGCACCATAGTAGTATCTTTCCATATCAGTTATTGTTCGTACATAATTTCTTGCCATTTTTCATCATCTCCTGTTTTATGCACTCCTAAATGCGCTGTTTGCTAGGTTATGCACCTCATCCCATGACATTTCTGCCAAGTCTTCTGTAGAAGGAACGTTAATTGAAGGAACAGAATCTGCACTCTTTGTGAGTGTTTCACCTGTTTCTGCTGGTGTTGTGATTGAATCAATTCTCTCAGATAGAGAAGAAATTGCTTTTGAAATCTCATCTAATGGTCCACGAGCGTCAAATTCCATTGCAGTTGCTTTGGTAATTTCTGCTGTTCTTTCTGATTCATATCGGCTTGCGAAGTCATGTTCAAGGGATTTGCGTAGTTCCGCTTCTTCCATTGCTGCTTTGTAAACTTCGTATGCAGCCTCTACATCAGATGTAGATACCATATCAGGAGTTAAGAAATCGGATTTTGCAACTTTTCCACCACTACCAGTAGTTTTACCTACAGCGTTAGTAGAAGGTGCGCCGTTTTCTTGAGCACGACCTTTAACTTGAGCCGCGAAATAATCAGCACCATCGCCGATTGCTTCAGGGGTTGAGCCAAGGTTGGCTTTTTCGAGTCCATCGAAGTGACTTCTTGCACCGTTAACATCGACTCCAGCACTCTTTAGAGTGTCTTCCATCCAGTTTAGGTATTCAGAAGTAATGACATCGGAAAACTCTGACTTTTCTACGTCAGCATCTTCTTTCTTTTTGTCATCTTTTGCTTCTTTTTCATCGGCTTTTTCGGGTTTGTCTCCCTTCTTGTCCATCGCTTCTTTCAGAGCAGGAGGCATTGCTTTCTCCATATCATCAAGGCGACCTTCAAGGCGAGACAAGACATCAGTCATTTGCGTCATAACATTATCATCGTTTGTCATATTTTTCACCATTTGGTCTTGTTTCAATATCCTAAAGGTGGCCTCAGGATTGATGCCCCTCTCACATATTGTAATCTCGTGAAGTTCTAGTTTGCTGATTTCTTGGTAATCACCGTGTTCAGCGTCTGATTTTCGAACACGCTTGAAAGCCTGTCCTCCAATACTAAAACCACGAAGCGAACCCTTTCTTATTTCTGCGGCGACTTCTTTCGCCTTCTCAATGTCATCTCTCAAAGCAACGACGACGAACATTCCTGTGTCATCAACTTCGCTTTTCCACAAACGACCTTGGTTGTCGGTGTAAGAAGGAATAACCTCACCGACCTGTATATTTGAATGTGCTAACTGTACGTTACGAAACTTTTCATCTTGCATGTACTTTGCAAAAGCATCTTTTAATGCATTTTTAGTGATTTTGTCACCTTGTTTATCAACAACTTCAACACTAGCATATCCAGCAACAACTAGGTCTCCACCTTTGAGAATAGTGATGCCTTGAGTATTACTGGAACGAACTGTCGCAGACATCATACTCAGAGAAATCTATTGTTATACTATTTATATGAAGCGGATTTTAATTTTTTCTTAGTATCTCTTTTAGCCTTAGGATAATCTTCAGGTTTCTCTGGTTCCTCAGTAGGTCTACTTCTCATATCATAATCCGGCATAGTGCTCTCATCTTGTAGAACTGTTGGTCCTCTTGGACTTCCGTTTGGTTCTCCCAAGTCTATTCCCAAACCTCTTCCCGCCATGTTAGAATGCCCCTTATCTAGAACATCTAAACTTCTTTCTATAATTTCTAAAGCCTTTTCAAAATTAGGTTTAAGCAATCTATTCTTATCATCAGCATCTACAAGACCAGCACTTTCTTCTTCCTGAATATCTTCTATAACTTTTTTATCTTCAGCAGGGAGTTTTGTCACTTTCCCTTTCAACATTAAACTAGCGACTTGTCCCCAAAACGGCTTCAAACTTTCAGATAACTCTACACTATATTCTCCTAGCCCCATATCTGAAAGGGTAGTAGTCGGAGAATGAACCCAATATCCTAAAGAAGATTTTTCTAATTTATAGGTAACACTATCATCATTAGGAAGAGAAACTATGAGTTTATTGTCTACAATATCAATATCGTGTGGTAAATGAATAGGAGGGAATGATTTAGCAAGTAGAGATAATGTCTCTAAACTTGCACTTCCTTCACCCTCACCTTCACCGACTAACTTACTTAATTGAACATTATACACATCTCTTTCATAGTTTTCATTCTTTTCTACACCAGTGAATCTTGCCCTTACAATCTCACCTTCTTCAAATGGTTTAGGACTAGTGATTGTTGCTACATCAACATAAACTTGGTCTTTGAAAGGAACAGCCCTATCTCCAAATCCTTCTTTATCAATTACTGGACCAGCACCTAATCTGTAAATAAACTCAGGCGCTTCACCTCTTCTATCTAAAACAATCAGATTTAAATCTCTATTCTTACGCAATAAAACCCACTTAGGGTGTCTCTTTTCTCCTCTCATGTAAGTAGATTTATTATCTCTCAATAAAAGTGTAGAATGTTCTTTACTCAAACTGTCTACTGCATCTTTCAATCCTTCATCATCTGTAAATCGAGTATCATGTGGTCCACAAATTATCACTTCTTCATGACTATCAAATTGACCTCTTAAAACTTTGAATCTCTCCCTAACAGTCATATCCATAACATCTGTACCATCATAATGCATAATATCAATTACGTGTAGATTCTTTTTGGATAGTATAGCATCAAATGTAGCATCTTTTTCTCCTAATTTTTTGATACCTGTTTTCACCCAATCAGGAACTGCACCTCTACTACCATCTTCATAATACGCAGTGACTTTCTTATTTTTCTTAGTAATGACTAATCTCTTTCCATCATACCATTTTGAGACACACCAACCACCAGTAAAACCTCTAAGTTCTTCTAATTGTTTAAACTTGAATATTCTATGCATCGGTCTAATTGGCGGAACCCAACCGGGTTCCTTATCCCCTTTAATTAATAATTCATCAGGATTCAATAATAAATTAGCATAGCATCTTTTCCAAATTGATTTAACGGGTCAGATATCATAGGTTGCGTATCACCAAAACCTTCACGTGTTCTAGTTGCGTGAGATTGTTCATCTTCTAAAGGTCTAGTTTCAGCATTTTGAATCTGACTACTCATCTCGTTACCAAATGCCACATTCAAATGTTGTGGAGCAGGTTCAGTTAATCTTTGTGTATGATTTGTAGGATAAAAATCAGGTTTACCACCTTCAAAAGATAAAGCGCCTTGTGGTTTCATTTTTAATCCTGTTTTGAAACACTCCCCAAAGAGGTTAACCACAGTAGGACCACTACCATCATGTGAAACTGGTTGATTAAACCAATCTATTTTTTCAGTAGAAACTTTTGTGTCCAAAGGTGTATCTGAACCATCATGTAAAACTAAACCTCTTAGATTGTGTGTAGCCTCACTATGAGGGTGCATTTTAGGTGTAGTAGATTGAGACCCCCTTGTAATTTTCAAACCATACGGTCTACTTCTTTTACTTGTAGCAAAAGGTGTATTTTGTTCCGTTACCCCACTTTGTTTGTGATACTCATCAACAGTATCACCTTCTAGATATGAAATACCTAAAGCCTGTGCGTGTTCTTTTTGTCCAAATAAATTTTTAATTAAGCCACTTCTACTATGAACTGAGTTACTATCAGGTATGTCACCAATTAACTCGGCATGTAATTCATTCACATGATTATCTAAAGCCTTTTGCATATCTTCAAAATTCGCTGAGTCGTGCTCTATACCTATTTTTTCTAAATTACGAGAAAGACTTTTTTTAGTTAATTCAGGATTTCTGGAATGCCTTTCCTCTATATTATTTAATAATCCAGAGAGAGAATTAAATTCTTTTTCTGTATTTCTTAAAGGCTCTAATCTTTCTATTTCAGTTTTAAATCTTAATTTATCTTGTTCAGAAAATTTTGGTATAGTATTACCTTCTTCATCTTTAATAGTTTGATTTATATATTTTCTAAGATTAGAAATTCTAGTTTTTATGTCTTTAGTGCCATGACCTGATTCTTCAAAGAGGTGTTCGTCTATATCTCTATCATATTCTTCATTGAATAAATTAGATAATATTTGTTTATTAGACATCAAGAATCTCCCTTCACCTTCAGGAATTGTACCTAAAGATTTTTTGATATGGTCTAAATGTTCTTTATCTAAGGGGAATCCTAACTGTTCTGCTATTTCTTTTACATCAGTTTTACTATGTACTGGAATACCAGCCTGTTTTATGAAACTACCAAGACTATGTAGTTTAGAATCTAAAGGCATTTCTTCTTTAGAGAATCCCCAATCTATAGTAGTAGGGTGAGGTATACCTAATTCTTCATAATACTCAGGTGGTAATACTTTCAAGGCTGTATTCGCATCAGCAAATAATCTTGCAACATTCTCTCTAATTGCTGGATTACTTGGGTCTAAGAAACCATCAGGGTAATACTGAGTTAAATGTTTAGCCATTTCAGAAATAATACGAATATCACCATATGCTTTAGCATCAAATTTGTCTCCGTGATAACTCCCCCCAAATAATTTAGCATTAATTTCATCATTGATTTTAGAATCAAAATATTCTGGACCTTTTCTTAATATTATTTTTTTAGCATAAAAGAGTGCATTTCTATCTGCTTTTTTATCTTTCATAAATATTTCTTTAAAAGAGTTTTGTAATGTATCACTTATATCTGTTACAACATCATCATCAACTATCCTTTCAATTGCCATTCCTCTTTCTAACCCATAAGGGTTATTGTAATTAGGATTTGTTGAGAATAAAAAAGGTGATAAATCTTCAACAAACTTTTTTTGTTTATATTTTTCTTGATTGTTGTTTCTATGATTACCATGTAATATACTAGAAACGTGAGGAGCAGTAGAATGGTTTTTAGCAGCATTTATAATATTTTCAAACCCTCCCCTATCATTTATCATTCTTTTATTATGTTGTAAAGCATGAGGACTAATATTACTTTCTTCTGGTCTTGGTGAAAATAAATGAGCAAACATACCTTGATTTTCATTTGGTGTTATATGGTCTCCTCTTGTTGAACCCAGAATAGAGTTTCCTTCCTTATCCGCTATTGGATAATGTAATGACCTGAACAATGTATGGAAATCCATTCCTAAAGCCGCACCCATATAAGCGGGAGCAAATATAGATGCAGGAGTACCACCCAAATCATCAAAGGCTTTTCTTATTTCTGGGACTTTAAGTAACTCATTAGAAATTTTATTACACTCATAAGCATTGTAAGCATCATCTAATTGATTATGCTTAGAGTTTAATCCTAAAAAATCTTTTTTCTTTCTTATTAATTCTTTTTTCATTTTATTATCTATTAAAGGTCCAGAAAAGTTGTCATAAACTTCATGTTCTTCCATCTCATTACCATCTGAATCAAAACCCAAAGCGTGTAAAAGATTTCTTTCAGGAATCATATTTTTAGCACTCTTACTTTCTTCTGCTAGGGCTTTTTTAAAATCATCACCAGATTCTCTTTTTAATTTTAGTAATCTTTTCTTACTCATATTAGGAAACGCTTGGAATAACCAACCATCCTCATCAATATCATGACCCATAGAGTCATGTAAATTTTTTAATGCGATTTCAGATAGAGGTTTTAGAATTTGGTCTTTACTTGTTTTTTCATAAGTTATATCCCCAATAATTTTTCCATCTTTATCTACAGGCACTTTTGCTGCTCTAAAAGCAGAATCAAAAGCAAATTTATCTTTATCAGTTTCAGGCAAATTAGACATTAATATTGGTGTTATATTATTGTCGCCACCTAAATGTGGCTCATTATAGGTAAATGTTTTCGCATTCGAGGTTCTAGTTCTTATGGTTCTTTTTAGTCTACCCATAGGTAATTCAAAACCATCATCAAATTTTACTAATTGTCTATTAGAGTCACTTCCATATTTACGAAGATGGTCAAAAATCTTAGTTCTTTCTTTTGGTGAAAACCACTCAAAGCCGAGGAAATGTGATAAATCTGAAAGATATTCTGGATGAGCCATATCTTTTGGGTTTTCTAAATCACCTATGCCCGTTCCATAATATGCTGCTAATGCTGGGTCTGAGCCTTCTTCATACTCAGGTTCGTGATTTCTATTTTCCCAAGATTTTAATCTATCTTTGAAATGATTTTTTCTTAACTCAAAATCACTAGAACCATCATCGTTATTTTTTTTCCAACGTTCAAAGTCCCTATTGTACGCATCAACATCATGACTTAATGTATTAGGACCTTTACCTACATCTAAGGGACCAAGAAAACTATATCCACCCTTAACATTTTTTGAAATAGAATGATTACCCGTTTTAGTTAAATAATCTTCAACTGCTATTTCATATTTTTTTAATTTCTCAGCAGTTGTTTTTTCACCTTCTTTTGCTGGTAAAAATTTTTTTGCTAATATATGAAAACGCATCGGTAAACCAGAAGAGGGTTCAATCCTATGAAGAGGATTATGGTCTCTATCAAAAGGATGAGCATTAGGATAAATACTAGTTGGGTCCCTTTCGACATCTAATTGAGCACCATGTCCCCTTGCTGCTGTATGTGGGATATGTTCTTCAGTGTGTTCTTCAATTCTAGATTTTATCCTGTTTTTAAACGGGTCATATACGCTATTATGCCCGCTTTGGTCTTTCCTATAAAGTGGCATTTCATCCCTAGATAGTTTTCTTTTCTTTCTTTTTTCTTTAATTAATAAATCGCAAACTTCTTCTTTCCAAGTAGGATTCAAATCAAATCCATTTGCATCAAGATTGGCTTTAGCAAAAATATACTCTTCAACATAAGTTGAGATATCTTCATCTAAAACAGATACAGCGTTTACTAAATCGTCTCTTGCTCTTATGAAAATATCAGCAGCATCTTCTTGCACACTAAAACCACCTTTTTCACTCGTTGGTCTTAGACTCTCCACCGCTTGTTATTTCATGAGACTCGAAAGGTCTATCATGTGTATTTACTGTAGGGGATAAAGTATCTAAGTTGTAAGCATAACTTGTAGCCCCTTTGTTAGCAACATCTTCTGAATCTAATAAATGTTGATTTGAGGTGTAATATGCGTTTCTAGTTTGTCCACCGGATTCCGCTACGAAAGTAACATCTTGAGGTTCAGTAGAAAAAGTTGTAATAAAGTTAGGATTTGCTTTTTTCATTTCACCGTATTTTTTCATACCGCAACCCATTTTATTTAAGCAAGCGGATTTCTTCATACCGCAAGAAGGGCATTTATCTTCTTTCACAATAGATTCTGTTCTTTCTAATAATTTTTGAGCCTTATTCAAAAGGTCAATTGCGTCATTGTCTACTTCACTATATCTTGGTCTTACCATCTTAATACAACTCCATTGGTGTTTTTACATTATCAGCCATGTCATGAATTTCTTCCCAACTCATTTCATGAATCTGTTCATTAGTATAATTATCTAACTGCCCTTCTGATTTTTGGAGATTAATCGCTTCTTCTCCTCTAAAAGCGTCACCAGCGACATCTTCACTAAGAGGTGTAGAAACTCTCACAAAACCAGATTTTTTCAAAAGAGCAGAAGGATTATTCATCATTTTTTTTAAGACTTCATTTTCTCTTCTTACTGCGTTTATGTCAGACTCCATAGATTCCATTTTGGAAATAAGAGCGTTAACCAATCGCTCTTCTGTGGTTTCTTCTGACATTTAACACACCTACTTTTGCCATCCACCGAAAGTACCAGAATGCTTTCTCATCTGGTAGTTTGTTCTGGCAGGAATAACTGTACCTTTTAGAACTCTATCTCTTTGAGATGTATCAAAATTAACACCCCTTTCATTAAACTTCATTACAGGAACTCCGTTTGCAAACTCATTAACTTGTTTTTCTTCAGCAGACTTTTGTATAGCATAATGCAAGTCGTCATTTAAGAAATTACTAACTTTCAAAACTTCTTGAAGATGTGATTTTGCTAATTCAGCATCTCCCAAGTCTAAAGCCTCAGAAAAGGCTTTCGCGTGTAAATTCATCTTTCTTGCAAAGGAGTCCATCTTGGTTAGGTTCATGTTACTCACTCGCTCCGTAGATATACCTGTTTAATTACTCTTATGCTCCACGAGGCCGATTTGCCTCGGAAATACCTCTTTGTGCTCTTTCAACAGGTCTTTGTTGTGGGCCTCTTTGTTGAACATTAGAAAAAGGTGAGCCAGCACCCATTGAGACTCTTTGTTCAGGTCTTGCTGGTCCTCTATTTCTCATCCCAATACCTTCGCCGCCCGGATTAACAATGCCCGGTGGCATACCCCCACCTACCTGTTGCATTACACCCGGAGGTACACCAGCAGG